CTCTTTTCATCATGTGAAATAGAATTAATTGCTTCATCTGATTTACTCCGTGATTCACTTTCTAATCTGCTAATCTCAAGCGTTAGCTGTCTGTTGATTTCTTCTTGCTGTTTAAGTGATTTTATACTTTCACTTTGCTGTGAAATGATTTGGGCTTGAGTAGTGTTTTTGGCTTTTAAGTTAGAAATAGATTGGAACTGGAACCACAACGCGACACACAAGCCAAAAATTACGATAATCAATATTTGTGTAAGTCGGCTAAACATAGCTCACGTTCCTTTTGTCTGCGGATTTCAAGTCCACGTAATACTTTACCGTTAGCGTATTTCCAGCGTGGAAATTGATCGCACATTGCTTGAATATCGCCATTTTTTGCGTGTTTAAATAACGTAGAATATTTCAGCTTAGAACATCCAACATTAAATGTGATTGATACCGTTGCCTCAAATGCACCTTGCGGCAAATTCTTCCCGTTTGCCCAGTTATTAACGCATTTTTCAGCCACTTTGATGTCATTTACCCAACGTTTAGCTATTTCTTCATCTGAATATCTTTTACGTTCAATAGGTAGTCCGCTTAATTCCGTTGAACCAATACCAACTGTTAGAACGTCAGCAGGACATCTATAAGGTTCACGTGCGCACCCCTCGGCATTACCAATGATTTCTAGTCCACGCTCACCGGTGCGAATCTCAGTTGAGTGATCGGACATGACAACAGCGATAATCATTGCAACAGAACAAGCCGTTATCTTCTTAGCGTGTTTCATTCTATATCAAGCCCTTTTCTCAATCGTTGCACATGTAGCCGGTGAAGTTCTTCTTTTCGCTCTTCGTCACGAATTCTAATTTTTCTTTCTTCTTCTCTCGTTTTGAGTTTTCTTGCTTCTTCTCTAATTCGCACTCTTCGCTCATGAAATTTTGAGGATAAGTTAACGAGAGCGGTAACAATACCGATCGCAAGACTAACCATCATCAAGTTTTGTTGATCGCCTAGCCAAGCAAGTAAGCCACTAAATCCCGACCAGATATATGATTGCGTCCCAGCATCTTTCATTTTCATAATCTCCACCCCCTTGCTTTTGGGGCAATAAAAAAGCCCAGTCCGTGAAGACTGAGCTTGTGAATTTGGCGGACAGTGCAGGATTTGAACCTGCGACATACTGGTTAACAGCCAGCCACTCTACCAACTGAGTTAACTATCCTAAAAAATACCTAGCTTTGAGGCTAGGTTTTGTTGAGTGGAGGTAAGTAAACGAATCGAACGTTTTTTGGGAGTGTGTAAGCACACCTGAGTGCCAACTCTTACCCCTGCGGTGAATCATACTTACACTACGACCACCATTAACTCATACGATATATGAAAACTACACCAGTAGTCAATACTTTTTACACGTTAAAAGCAAACTTTTGCAATTTATCTGCATTTTTGTGATTTTTAAGAGCATAATCAAGAAACTTAGCAATTATCCATTCTGATGAATCTATGCTTTGATTGATTCTTTTATACCAAGCGGTAAATGAAATAGATTTGTCTTTTGTATGTTGAAATTTAGCTATTGAGTAGTTAGATAAATTAAATATATATTTAGCTTCGATATACTTATAGTCTTCTGGAGATGGCGTTTTGATACAATGCCCTATAACAGAGCTAATCACTAATCCTAGTTCGTCATCACACATCTTTCTATCTTGCTTTGAATTTTTATTTCCATTAGCCTCCAGCATTAGTTTAGCTATAATATTGATCTGCCCGTCAAAATCTAAACCATTAAAAGCCCAAGCTCCCCAAGCGTCTAAGTGATTTTGAATCCATTCTTTTCTTGGCTTTTCTAATAATTTATCGCTCACTTTAAAACCCCTTACGCTTTTCCAACATTCTGCTTTTCTTATTGAAGATTTTTTTAATCCGTCTCAAGTCATCTTTTGAGTAATGTCTTGGTCTTTGGTCTGCTTCTATCTGCTCAACTTTTTCTATTCCTAATCGTTCGATTAAACCAATTCTGAATTGATGATAATTTCCTCCGTGATAACGATTGCATTTTTTACACTGTCCATGAATGTTTAACGTATAGAATCTTAAATGTGGTGCGCTGCCTCGACTGCGATAATGCCCTGCGTCGAATCCACCACCTAACTGCTCTGCTACTAATGGTCTGCCGCATGAAATACAACACTTATCTCTATCTCTTAGTCGGATGTAGTTATTAACTGCACTTTGTGTTTCAGAGAGTAATGTTGTTGTGGTTTTCATTCTCTCTTTGGTTTCTTCAATGCGCTTTTTCTCTTCCTTTTCACGTTTTTTGGCTGCTTTTTCTTTCTCTTTTTCTAATCGCTGCTTTGCTAACTTAACGCCACATTCTGGGCTGCACCATTGCACATTAAAGAAGTTGGTTTGGAATTTTGTGCCACAGATTTTACATTTGCGATTTAATGGTTTTGTTTTTTAGTCATAGAAAATCACCCATCAACATGCAGCCCAAAAACAACATTCCTAGTGACACAATTACAATCAAAAAATCTTCCATTATTTAACTCTCATTAGTGTTAGTTTTCCGTTAAAAACTGCTCCAGTATCAATATAAAAACGATTTCCCATCTGCTCTGGTTCTTTCATTGGCGTATGCCCGAAAACAAACATATCAGCACCGTCAATTGAAATATGGCTATCGTTTTCAACACGATCTCGATTCCAGATAACCTCTTTATTGCTTACTTCTTTACCGTATTCATATTCGTTATATGGATAGTCTGCATGAGCAATAACAATCTTCTTTTCACCAATACATAACTCAATGATTAATGGTGAATCTCTGCATCGTTTAATTAGTTTTTCTGCCTTTTGTTTTTGAATTGGATCGAGTTCAAAATACCAATTACCACCGTTATACAGCCATGCGTAAAGTGACTGCCTATTTCCCTCCAATCCATTAATAGCTAATTGCTCATGGTTTCCTCTTACTGCTTCGAACCAGTCAAAATCAATTAATTCTAGGCATTTGATGTTTTCAGGTCCCCTATCAATCAAATCACCAACAGAAATAAGTAAGTCATCCACAAAATCAAAACCTGCTTCCTCTAATTCACTAACAAGTAAGTCATACATCCCATGCAGATCGCCAACAATAAAGATTTTCTTGTATTTGCTACCGTCAATTTTTTTATAAATTTCTGTCATTATTTACCTCCAAAGGGGTGATCTTATTTTTACTATTTTGACTCACCACAAAAATTAAAAACCCATATAATCAATAACTTAAAACTAGAAAAATGAGTAAAGTCTATTGATCGTATTTTCGTCCGTTGTATTGTTAAAAATCTCTTTCAATGCGGCGTTAATCAACGCTTTGTAGCATTGCTCAAACTCACTCTGATCCATGTTTCCATAACTCAAACTTTGAGCCTCTACTCTCACTCTGCCATCAATCGTGTAAGTGACCTCACGGAAACCCGCAAGCACAGTGAGATTTTTACGAAAAGTGTCAAACTGTTTCCTTTCATCGAAGTATTTCCAATCTGTCTTATCTGCGGACCAGTGTTCAAAACAGAAGTTAAAGAAGGCAAAGACTTTTCTATGAAATGACGGATTGCGTGTTCTGATAATTTCTATTTCGTATTGCTCACCATTCTTTAATGACTGCAAAGCTTCCGCTTCACGTTCATCAAGTGGTGCAAGTAATCCACCAGCCATCTTAATGACCTGAATACGAAGTCTGGCTTTATAACGCTTGCCGTGAGCTTTTACGATGTCATCTACACTATGAGCCACTTTAAAATTCCTTTTAATGCATTAACTGTATTTTTCTTCTATATCTGCGAGTTTTGCATCTCCTATAAATTTAGAAATGAAATACAGCACAGCAATAAAACTCAACCCTGCGCTAGCAATGACAATAGATGTGATAAGTGAAGAAATGACATTCACATAAAAACGATTTCTTGAGATTAAAACACCACTCTCTACACATTCCCTTCTTTTTATAAAGATGGCAAATGCAAGGCAGATTGCAGTTAAAATGCTAAAGATATAATTCATTAGCTCTTTTACACCGTCATTGCCGTGAAACACAGCAAGATAAAATGTCGTATTAAATACAATTTGATACACAACAAAAGCTACGCTAACTGGTTTTATTCTCATATTTACTCCTTAAACTTCATTTCCCCATACATCCCAACCATCAGTCGTGTTACGTGCGAACAATTCAATGCGTGGTAAGTCACCCATTAACTCAACGATCTTTTCGCGCACAACATCTGGCTTTTTACTGTGATGTTGCACTGGCTCGACGATAATTTGAGAAACGCTAGCATTTATTCGTTTTGGCTTTCCTCTCGTTGCAATCAGGCACACTTCACTATTCGCACGAGTCCAGTTACCGCAGCCGAAGAAGTAGGTATCAGTCTTTTTCTTGTTAGTCTTAACCCAGTTAAAGCCGATTGTTTTATACTCAAACCCCCACGCCTTGATTACTTCTAACGCTTTGTCGAGAAGTGGAAACGTAACCCACAGAAATAAAATGCAATCTTTATCTGCTATCTCGCTCACTGGCATTGCTTTAACTTCATTAAACGTCATCGTGCTGTAATGATTTACTGCGGCACCATTACTTACCTTGTTTGAATAATTCCACGGTGGATCTGCGTAAATGATTTGATATTTCTTATCCGTATTAAACATTCGCCTTTCCTTGTAAAATGGCGCGAGCCATTGCCACGCCCTGAGAATTAATTTTTTGCTGTTCTTCCAGCGCAATAAAACTGGCTTTTTCTGGCAGCGCTAATGCCAATTCAGGTAATTCTTCACCACGCGCTAGTTTGTCTGCTGTCGCTTTTAAGAATGCTTTTGCGTGCTTTCTCAATTCTTCTGCGCTCCAGCCAAACTCTTTATTGCGACAATACAGGTCAAAGATGAGATATTGCTCAACGTTGTTTTTGAATTGAAATTCATGCTGATTATCAAAGCCGTGATAGCGTGAATACGCTTTGATTCTCTCAAGTAATTCTTCAAGTGCTGGCATTCCCTGTGCTGCAAGTGCACCGTCGTTACACCAAGCGACAAACTGACCCACACTCGGGAAAAACGGACTTTCAGATTTTCTAGCGCGTTCC